GCGAACATCCGGCGCCGCGCGAAGGAACTGGGTATCGACACCGCTGACTGGCATGTCACGGCATCCATGTCTTTCGAGGCAATGGCGCTTGATGTTCCGACAGTCGCCGATCACCCGAACCGCATGCCGTTCTCTGGCGTGCTCACGCGCATCGATCAGCCAAGCGACGCGCCTCCGGAAGGATCGACCGGCAAACGGACGATCTTGCCGAAGGCTGTTGCAGAAGCCGCACTACCGAGTCTGCTCGGAATGGCTGTCGACTATCAGCCCGGCTTCGGCGGCCATGACCGCAAACGAAAGATTGGCCTCATCACTGGCGCGACCATCGTCGGAGATGCGGTCGAGATTGAAGGTTTTTTCTACGCAAGAGACTTCCCTGACGAGTGTCAGCAGATCAAGGCCGAAAAGGGCGCGCTCGGGTTCAGTTACGAACTCGACGCCCGCATCCGGGACCTCGACGCCGATCCGTGGGTGATTGACTACTGCGTGTTCACGGGTGCCGCCGTGCTCTATAAGGAGCTGGCCGCCTATCGGACCACATCACTGGCCGCCAAGGCCGAACAGGAATTCGAAATGACCAAGGAAGAAATGCTGGCCATTTTGGCCGAAGCCAACAAGCCGCTGAACGACGCTGTTGCAGCGCTGGCCGAGAAAGTCACGAAGATCGAAGCCTCGGGCGCATCGCTTGGTGGCCCGATCATCGATCAGGTCAAGCCGCACGTGGAAGCGTGCATGGCTTGCGCCGATGCAATGGATGCCGCTGGCGTGGGCTCGCACCCGACGATGGGGCATGCTGCTGCGCTGCGCAAGATCGGCCGTCACATGGCGGTGGAAGCCGCGACCGGCAAGGTGCCGCACATCTACAACGATCACAGCTATTTCGACGCATCGCCGAACGCTGCCGCTGACGCTTCGAAGAAGAATGATGAAGCGATCGCTGCTGCCGTTGAAAAGGCCGTGGCTCCCCTGAAGGCCGAACTTGCCGCAGCGGATACGAAGCTGACCGACCTAAAGGCTGCTGCGTTCGTTGCCGCCAAGCCCGCGGAGCGCGCCACGCTGCCCGCGAACATCCAGACATTGCTGGCGAAGGCCAATATCGTCGAAGCGGATGTTAAGGACGGCAAGCTGTCGACGACCCAGGTCAACGCGATCCTCGATGCAGGCAACATTCACGGGCAGAAGGCGATGGAGATGAAGTTGAAGCTCCGCAACGACGGCCTGATGGAAGTCGGCACCCGCTAAGCACATTCCCCGAATCACCCAAGACCCGCCGCTGGCGGGTTTTTTCATTTCTGGAGCAAGAACATGGGTGTTGATGCCAAACTCTTGAGCCTCGATGCGGCGGCCGACTTCCTCGGTACCGGCGCAATCGAAGTGCCCGAATTCGACCGCGAGATCATGGATGTCTTGCGTCGTTCGTCCATTCCGCTGCAGCGTATCGAGCAGCGTCCCGCGACTGGTCACCCGCACCGCTACTTCGAACAGACCGCGCTCGCGCAGGCGGCCGCCGTCGATCCGCGGAACCTCGCGGCTACCGCAACGGGCCCGACCCGCCTCGAACGCCCTGCGTTCATCAAGGCGATGACCGCTCAATCGAACCTGTCGCTGTTCGACAAGGACGTGACCGAGCAGCAAGGTCAGTTCGCATCGGTGGTCGCAAAGGACGTCGACGACGTCATCAGCGCGATCGAGCTGTTGCGCGCGTCGATGTTCTGGGCCGGAACCGACACGAGCATGTCGGCGCCGACCACGCTGCAATGGATGGGCGGTCTCGCACAAGTCTCGCAGCAATTCAACTGCGCGCTGGGCGCCTCGATCATTGACGCGATCAAGACGGCTGTCGCGACGATGGCGGCAAACGCCACGTATGTAGTTCGCCCGACGGCGATCTACATGAATCCGATCATGGCCGACTACATCGACCAGGAAGCCAAGGCAACGCGCATCACGCTGGATTCGATGGAAGTGGTTGCGGGCGTGTCGGTGGCAGCGATCTCGACGCAAGTCGGCAAACTGCCGATCGTCGGCGATCCGTTCATGCCGACGGACACCACCGGCAAGTACGGGTTCAGCACGCCGGCAAGCGGGAAGAACTACTACATCTCCATCCTCATGGAGTCGGAAGTGGAGATTCCCGTGATCTCGGGCAAGGAATACAACCCGAACCCGCGTCTGTTCCAGCTCGGTCTGGTTGGCAACCTGGCTGGCCAGTTCGTGGGCGTGAAGTTCGATACCGTGATCTTCAAGGGCGCTTCGTATGCGCACGCGACGATCTGCGTGAACCGTCCGTAATCCGGTCGGAATCAAGTGATAAGGGCTGCCTTCGGGCGGCCCTTTATGTTTTGAGGGGCTGAATGAAGGTTTATCTACCTGGCGCGCGCGGCAAACAGACGACATTCGTCCAGCCGGGCAATGAGTTCCCTGTGTCCGAATTCATGGATGAACAGGGCAAGCCGAAGATGTTCTCCATTCCGTTTATCAACGGCGAGGCGACTGTCGATGAGCAGCTCGGGCAGTACATGCTCGACCGACGCATCGCCCAGCGGTCGCCGTTGATCCTTCCGCAAGGTGTCACATGAGCGTAGCCGCACAAATCGTTGTTGCCGCCCAGACAGGCGCAGCTAATTCCGCGGCGATCCAGCGCACCGTTTCCGATGGTCCGTTCACCGTCGTCGCTGGCGGTCTCGGCACATCCGAAACTGTCACGATGCAGGTGCTCGATGCATCGGGCAACTGGCAGGCCGTTCCTGCCGCTATCGCGCCGCAACTGAGCAATACGGTTCCCGCGCTGGTGATGGCTTATCCGGGCATCTTCCGCTTCGTGAAAACAGCCACTGCCGCTGCCGTCGGTGTTGTCCTCTATTCGATCTGATCCATGCCCAGCGCCTATATCCAGTCGGCAGACTATGCTGCCTATGGTCTGCCTGCCAGCACGACGGCAGCGCAGGTCACGCAGGCCAGCGAGTTGATCGACGGATACCTGCGCCGGCCTGAGGGACTGATTTACACGCCGGATGCAACCGGTCAGCCGTGCTTCATGTCCGCTCTCAGCCCTGAACTGGCGTTCACGGCGCAGGCAGCGTTCGGTCCGGGCAACGGCGTTGTGGTGAACGTTACCGGCCCGACCGCCATGCTTCAGGTTGGAGATTGCGTGGTGCTCGACCGGGTTGCCAATCCGTCGCTGGTCGAGGCCGTACAGATCACCAACATCAGCGGGCAGCAACTCACGCTCGGAACGACCGCGGCCAATGTGCCGAACGGCGTCATGTATGCACACGCTGAAGGTTGTGTCATGGAAACCGGCTTGCTGATCACTGAGAAGCGCTATCTGCCGAAGAACCGCAGCGAGATCTCGCTCGCGAAGATTCCGGTTGCACGCATCGTCGGCGGCACCGGTCGGTATGGCTATGGACGCCGCGGCGATCAGGCCAGCTACAACACGGACAACTTCAACCTGTTGGCGTCGCTGATGAAGTTCGGCGGCCCGCCAGCATGGGAAGTGTGGCCGGCGAATACGTCGGCCGGCATCGAGGCCGAGACCGGCCAGGTGTGGGTACCGGCAGGCATCATGCTGGCCTACTATAGCGAGATCAAGGCGCGCTACGTGGCCGGGTTCCAGTATTCGAACCTGCCCTCGCAAGTCAAGATGGCATGCGCCCAGGTGATCACGTCGCTCGCATCACTGCCGCCGCTGGGCAATGTGCGGATGTATCAGGCTGGCGACACGAAGATCGAACAGTTCACCGCGAGCCTGTTCGGCGAAGACGTCAAGGCGATGCTTGGGCCATATCGGGCGCGGATGTTCACATGAGCTTCATATATCCGCGCACGATTGCGATCACGCGACCGACCTCGGACGTCACGCCCGGCTACACGTCGGACTACAGCGGGGTCGAGCCGGCTGACGAAACGGCTGTGGCGAGCGATCTGCCTGCGTCGATCCAGTTGAAAAAGACAAGTGGCAAGCCAGATGCAAACCTGCCGGCAGATGCCGGCAAGACTCTCTGGACGGTCCTCATCCCGCTGGGCGCCGCGCAACTCGGCCTGATCCAGACCAATGACATCGTCACCGATGACCTCGGCCAGCGCTATCAGGTCACCGGCCCGTACTGGAATTCGCTAGGATATGCGCTTCTGGTCGAACGTCTGGAGCCGTAATGGCTGACATTTCCGATGTACGGAACACCCTCGGCAGCCTCGTTGGCGCCGCCATGTATCCCAATGGAGTGGGTCAGGCAAGCGCGGTTGGTATAACGGTCGTGGTGCGCTCTGGCTGGCCGGTACCGCAACAGTTGAAAGCGATCGTGGCTGGCAGTAATGCCATGGTCAGCATCTACCAGATGCCGGGCATGGGGAAAAACACCACCCGGTTTCTGGGTGACGATGATGCTGAGAACGCCATCCCGGCTCCGAAACTGACGCTGGCTGTAGCGGGCAACCGCGTGACAGTCGGCGGCTCGATCAATGCGGGCGAAGCGCCCACCCTGACGGTGAATTACCAGCCGTACGGCTATGCGGTCAAGGCAACAGACACCGTCAACACGATTGCTGCCGCACTGGCCGCATTGATCCCTGGCGCGTCGGTAAGCGGCTACGTGGTCACGATTAACGGCGCATTCAGTATCGAAACTGACATTTCCGTGCCAGTCACGGTTCAGCAGGAAATCGGGCGCCAAGCACAGGTCTTTATGTTGGCGATCTGGGGTCCAACCGAGTCGCTGCGCGATGCCATCGGGCGCGTACTTGAGCTTTCGTTCAAGCAACAGCCTCGCATCGTTATGCCTGACAACACGTGGGCGAGGTTGCTGTATCGAGGCGTTACTGATCTTGACGCCAGCGAGAAATCGCAGATCTACCGCCGCAACCTGCTGTACGAAGTCGAGTACGCCACGATGGCGCCGACAACTACCAACACCGTCACGAATTTCGGTGTGACGACGACGCCGGTGAACGGCTCGCCCAATACCACGAACATCTGAGGCTTACATGGCAACGAATACACTCGGCTACTACCTCGTCGTGCGGCACGCATTCGGCAACTATCGCAAGGGCGACGCGATCCGCGATCAGGATGAAATCACCGCGGTGCTGGCTGGCGAGAACGCCAATTTCGTGCACAAGGTGATCGGATGAGTATCGATCGCAGCCGTGCGGCCGGAATGGCGCTCAAGTTGGCGGTCCAACGCTTCGTCGGGCAGGAAGCAACCCCGCCTGTCTGTGTGCGCATCAAGAAAGCCTTCATCGAGATCATGCGTGAGCAGTTCGGCGTGGACTGGACCCGGCAGGCCTGGCAGATTCAGGTCTGGTTCATCGACGGACACAAGCCGAACGTGAAGATCCCGCCGCGCCTGCTCATGCCTCACTGAACCGCCCCACCCTCGTCAAATAGACCGCCTCCGGGCGGTTTTTTCATTTCTGGACCCGCTTCGAGCGGGTTTTTTTACGCCCGGAGTAAACGATGCCCGTCTTTCAAGCTGGCAGTTTGAACGTCACCGCGCTGCAGGCCCCCGACCTGTACGTCATCATCCAGCCGCCGAGTATCGCGTATATCAACGGCGTGCCAACGGATGGCCTCGGCCTCGTTGGTGTCGGTTCGTGGGGTCCGGTCAACTCGGCCATGATGGGCGTTGGCAACAGCGCGCAGGCCCAGACACTCATCGGACCAGTCACCAACCGCCCGCGCGACATCGCGAGCGCCGTCGCCATCGGCGATGTGAACGGTGTCCAGAATTACGTCCTCGTGCGCGTCACGGATGGTACGGATACCGCTGCCAGCGCGGCACTGAAAGACACGCTCGGCTCGCCGGTCACGGGCATGACGCTGACGGGTCTGTACACCGGCATCGTCGGCAACGGCATCACATGCTCAATCGTTGCGGGCACCGCGGCGAACACCTACAAGCTGTCGATCCAGCGTAACGGCTTCACGCCGGAAGTATTCGACAACCTCTCGCAGGGCGTCGCCAGCGGCACGGTCACCCCGGGCACCGGATTTACATCTGTTCCCGGACTGGCTATCTCGGCGCCGCAGGCCGCCAATGGCGTGCAGGCGACGGGCACGATTAGCCTGAAGGTGCTGTCGGCCAACGTCACCGGCGGCGGGGCGATCGGCGGTACGGGTTATGTGACCGGTGACACCATCACGATGGCCAACGGCGTCATCCTGACGGTCACCGCTACGGCTGGCGTCATCACGTCGCTAACCGTCACGAACGCCGGCGCGCTCACTGGCGGCACGGCGCCGACCGCTGCGGTCGCGCCCGCCTCGACCTCTGGTGTCGGCACTGGTGCGCTGGTCAACATGGTGTGGGGCCTTGGCGCCTTCACGCCCGGCATCTCCGGCGCAGGCTACACGTCGGCCACCGCCACACTCACGGGCGGCGGCGGCACCGGCGGCACGATCAGTCTGGTGACCAGCGTCTGGCTGAATATGGTCAACGCCGTGAACAACGGCCAGACCGGGCTTCGTGGCCCGTCGCAGAACTGCATCGCCACGCTGGGCACTTCCGCCAACGCGCCGAACCTCACGAACACCTACACGCTGGCCGGCGGTACCGATGGCACGGCGGGCGTGACCGATATCACGATGGTGGGCGCAGATGGCCTGACACGTTCCGGTATGTATGCGCTTCGCAAGGCGGGTGCGCAGGTCGGCAACCTGATTGACTGCCAGACACCGAGCACCTGGACGCTCCAGCTCGCATTCGGACTGCAGGAAGGCATCTATTTCCACAGCGCGAACCCGGTGGGTACCAGCATTACGACGAGCGCCGCCAATCTCTCGAGCGCCGGTGTCGATGGGTATGGTTTCGCGTGTCTGGTGGGCGACTGGACGTTCTGGCAGGACACCGTCAATGGCGTGAACCGTCTGGTGTCGCCCGCCACGTTCTCTTCGGCGCAACAGGCCTCGACGAGTCCCGAGCAGTCTGTGCTGAATGCGCCGATCAGCGGCATCCTCGCGACCCAGCGCAGCCAGCAGAACCAGCCGTACAGCGATGCGGAAATCGCGCTCGCGGCCACCTCCCGCCTCGAAGTGATCACCAACCCGGCTCCGGCCGGCGCGATCTTCGCATGCCGCACCGGTCGCAACGCGAGCAGCAACAGCGCGACGAACGGCGACAACTACACGCGGATGACGAACTACATCGCATTCACGATCGCGAGTGCGTTCGGCTACGTGCCGGGAAAGGTCCAGACGATCAACCTGCGGCGCAACGTGAAGGGCGCGATGGATGCGTTCTTCGCCAACCTGCAGGCGAACAACATGATCGGCAACGTTAATGCGCCGACGCAGCCCGGGTGGTCGGTGCAGATCAACGCGGCGAACAACCCGATCAGTCAGGTTGCGCTGGGTTACATGGTCGCGACCGTCATGGTTACGTATCTCTCGATCGTGCGGTACTTCCTCGTGAATATCGAGGGCGGACAGACCGTCACCGTAACGCCGCAGTAACCCATTCATTGGAATATCTAGCCACCTTCGGGTGGCTTTTTCATCTGGAGTAAGCCATGCCGCAATCAGGCCTGAATATAGGCAGTGACTACCGCTTCGATGTCTATACGTCGGCCGGCCTGCTCACTCTGCCGACGCTGCTGAATTTCAAGAAGCGGAAGATCACCAACAAGTTGACGGTGAAGCCGCTCAACACGCTGCCGATCCACCTCTCGTTCCAGGAGGGTGGCTGGGAAGGCTCGTTCGAAGTCTCGCGCGCTGACGCGACGCTCGATACGTACTTCGCCAACTTCGAGGCGAACTACTACGCAGGCATCGTCCAGCCGGCTGGCTTCATCCAGGAAACCATCACCGAAATCAGCGGACCGCCGAGCACCTTCCAGCTTCAGGGTGTGATCCTCTACTTCGACGACGCTGGCGACGCCGAAGCCGAAAAGAACGTGATCCAGCGCGTCTCGTTCCTCGCGTCCACCCGCATCCAGTTGAACTGAACCTATGACCGAACTGAACGTTACAGAAACCAGCGGCACCGCACCGGTGCTCAATGGCGATACGGCAGTCGTCGACGTGGCCGATGGCCGCAAATTGACACTGACCTATCCGGGCCCGCTTGCGCAGTACGAACTCGTGCTGGCCATCGGCAATGAGGCGGCGGAGAACACCCGCTTCGTCAATATGTGCCTGCCGCTCATCTACCTGAGCGCGATCGATGAGACCCCCGTGCATCTGCCCACGACCTTGCTGCAGGTCAAGGCGCTGATCGGGCGGCTCGGTCATAAGGGTCTCGCCGCGCTCACGAAGGGCATCAAGCTATTCGATGACAAGGAAGACCGCGAAGCCGCAAAAAAATAAGCCGGGACCCTGGCGTGCGTAAGGTGCTGATGCTTACGAAAGCCGGTGTCCCGTGGGATGTCGCGACACGACTCCAGCCCGCTGAATTGCTTGGATTCTGCATTGCCGCGGGCGAAATCCAAGGCGCCGAGTGGTCGTGGTCAAGCATGGAGTGGAAGAAGCCGAAATGAAGACATACAAGTCATTCGGCGCTTTCGCCCGGGCGATGGAGCGCGCGGCGGCTGAACTCGATCTGGCCTACGCGGCTGCCATGGAGACGGGCGCGATCCTCGTCGAGGCGACGGCCAAGGAAGAGTTCGGCCACTACCAGCGCGAGGACATGGGAGAGCTCACCCCGTGGGCCGAACTGAAGGATGCGACCAAGCAGCAGCATTTGCAGGCAATCGTCGACGGCGAAGCGGCTGACGATGCCGGATATAACACCCCGCTGCTAGTGAAAGGCGGTCTTCGGGAAAGCGTTGAGCATGAGGCGGAGCCTCGCGCGTTCGCGGTAGGCAGTGAAGCCGAGGTCATGGTGTGGCAGGAAGAAGGAACGCCTGAGGGCATCCCACCTCGCCCGGTGCTGGCAACAGCGATGTATCGCAACACCGAAAACGTCGTGAATCTGGTCGGACAGGCCGTCGAAGATACCCTTGCGGGCAGGAAATGATTAACGCATATGCCATCGGCGTCACCGCCACACTTGAGGACAATGTCAGCAACCGGCTGATGCTGATCGTCGAATGGGCGGACAAGGCAAATGCCTCAATGCTCGCGTTCGTCGAGAGTGCACGCAAAGCATCGACTGCCGGCGCCGGAATGGCCCGCAACTTCGAGAAGGCCGCGACGGCTGCAACCGCCCTTGGCGACAGCGCCGGGAGTCTCACGCGCGCGAGCTACGTGCTCGACACCATGGCGGCCAGCAGCGGGGATCTCGCCCGTAACATGGCGGCGGCGCGAGCTGAAGCCAATGGCATGCGCACGCCTGGTGGACGGGTGCCCGGCGGTGGCGGCGGTGGTTCCGCATCCGATGACGACCGCTCGACGTCTTCTGGTCGCGGTGCGACGGCTGCCGGCGTAGCAGGTGCCGGCATGCTCTATGGCGTGTACGAAAACGCCCGCCTGGCTGATGCGAACGTTAAATCGGTCGCCACAGCACAGGTACCGTTCGACCAGTGGCAGCCGAACATCGAGAACTTGCGCGCTCGCGAGATGGAATACGCGAGCAAGTACGCATGGGCTACGGGCGGTCACATTGAACCGTTCGGCGACTCGATGCTGGAAGGTTCGCGCCTGATGCGAACGCTGTCCGCGGGGCAGCAGAAGCAGATGATGGACTTCGCGATGCCGTATATCGCGCTCGAGTCCAAGCTGAAAGGCGTATCAATGCCTGAGGCGACACAGGCATTCATTGGCTTGTCGCACATGGCCGGCGCCTATTCGCCAGAAGCAGCCCAACCTCTTTACGAGTCGATGCTCCAGGCATCGCTCACGTCGCACGCGTCGCTTGGCCAGATCGGGCGCGCTGCTAGCTATGCATTGCCTTCGCTGCACGCTGCCGGTGCGAATTCCAGCGATGTGATGCTGCTCATCGCCACGATGATGCAGGGCGGCATCATGAACACGAAGTCGGGCACGTGGCTTAACGCCATGGCCGCCAACGCGTTGCCGAATACGTTGGGTAGTGGCCTGTTTTCAAACGCAAAGCAGAACACGGCATTGCAGGATCTAGGCCTATACAAGGGCAACCAGTCGCAGTTCTACGCGAACGGCAGCATGGACCTCATGAAAGAGGTGTCCATCCTTGCGGCCGATCGCGAAAAGATGGAGCCGCTCAAGTTCAATGCCCTGCTCCGGATGGCTTTCGGTGTGCAGGGGGCTCGAGGAGCGTCATTCTTCAGCGAAGACTCGACGCTATCGAACCTGCATGCATTGGGCGACCTGAAGAACCAGTCACAGCCGCCGATGGACGTTGGCCGGATGATGAGTCAGGTCAGCACGGTGGGCCTCGCAGATCAGACCATTGCCAACGCCAACATTACATTGATGAACGGCACTGCAACGCTGATGGGTCCGGTCAATTCAGCGCTGAGCGCGGCCAATTCGTTCTTTTCCGGTACCGCCGGATTCACGAAGGATCACCCGGTACTGGGTGCGGGGCTCGACGTTGGCCTGCTCTTCGGTACGGCCATCGCCGGTATGGGTGCATGGAGTGGCGCAAAGGGCGCGGCCGGGATGATGGAGAAAGCCGCAGTCGGGCTGACCAAATATCTGGCTGGGGGCGCGGGCTCCCTACTCGCCCGCGCAGCTACCGCAATGACTGGTGAAGAGATTGGCGTTGCTGCGCTGGCCTCTGCAGGTGGCGTGGTTGCAGTGGGCGCCATCATCGCTGGCGGTATCGGTTACATGATCCAGCGCGCGATGGATTCCGTGGCGTCGAAGATGACACCAGACCAGCAGAACACCTTCTTTCAGGGTGCCGCCGGCGGTGTGCCCGGATTCGGCAACAACGTGACAAAACCGGTTTCGCCGTGGGGCAAACTCGGTGACGCCATTCACAACCATTTCTACGTCGACAGTCACGAGATCGCGACGAAGCTGATTCCGCCGAAGGGCACCGGGCCGACCGGCTTCAATCCTGAGGCTGCGCCGTACAGTCCAGGGATGGGGATGTACTGATGACCTTTGCGACCCTCACACTGGACACGCCGAACGGGTCTTTCGTCTTTACCGATGCGGAAGTGCCGGAAAAGATCCGGTTCGGTGGCGCGCAACTGCTCGACATCCAGAAGATGATCGGCGGCCGGCGCCGCATCAATGCGATGGGAGCCGACGACGAACCGCTGTCGTGGTCTGGGTGGTTCCTGTACACCTCGGCATTGTCGCGCGCCCGCTTTCTGGACTCGGTTCGCCGGGAGGGCCTGCAATGCACCCTGTCATGGGATGCGCTGCGCTATCAGGTGGTCGTGCATGACTTCCATGCCGACTACGAGAAGCCGTTCAAGATCCCCTACTCGATCAGTTTCGAGGTCATCGAGGATCAAACGGCAACCATTGATTCGGTTCCGGCCGTCACGCCAGCGCAGTCATTGGCAACCGATATGGCGCGCATGGGCACGCTGTCAAACTGTATCGGCGATTCGACGCTGAACGGACTGGCGGGTGATCTGCAAAGCGCTATGAGCGCCGTGACTGCCGCTGTGCAGCCGATCGCGAATGGCCTGAAGGCGGTGACCTCGTTCGTTTCCGGCATTGCCAACTGCGCCGACCAGGTGCTCAACACCGTGGCGAGCACCGTAGCATCGGTGACGGCGCCCCTTGCCGCGGTGGCGTCGCACGTGCAATCGCTGATCGCGAACGCGGAAGGTGCGATGGCGAGCGGCTCGGGTGTATTGCCTGGTCTGCCTGCGAACACGGTGATTTTCAGCGCGCTCGCGCAAGCTAATGCGGCCGTACAACTGCCCGAACTGTACGAACTGCGCAGCATCTGTGCGCGCATGCAGGTGAATCTCCCGCTCGTTTCAACGCCGACCAGCTCGAAGACCATTACCGTCGGTGGTGGTGATCTCTACACGATTGCCTCGCAGCAATATGGCGATGCCGGCCGTTTCACGGACATTCTGGCCGCCAATCCTCAACTTGGCGGTGACCCGGTACTCACCGGCATCAATACCTTGACCATTCCAGCATGATCAATACCCTTCCCACCACAGGCGCGCTCGTTTCACCGCGGGCGATCCTGCAGGTGGGCTCAAAGGTGATCGACTGGACCAGTTGGGATGGCGAGCACAACGGTATCAACGAGGCCGGTACCATCCGCATCGAGGTGCCCGCAGTTTTTTCGGATTGGGCATGGTGGACTCAACAGACCGAGATCCTGGTGGATGTTTATGTGGGCTTCCCGAAGGATCCGCAGAACTATTCAGCCGCGGATCTGACGTTACTGCAGACCTTCCGCATCGATTCGATCCGCCTCAACGCCGCGACACTCGGATTCACCCTGTCGGGCCGCGATCTGACCGCGTTGCTGACGGATAAGAAGATCGATATCAAGTTCCAGAACCAGACGGCGAGCCAGATAGCTACCTTCCTGGCGCAGCAGGTCGGATTAACGCCGAATGTACAGGCAACAACGGATCTTGTCGGGCATTTCTTCACGCTCGATCACGTCAGCCTGCACCGGCAGCAGCCCATGTGGTCCGTGCTGACCTATCTGGCGCAGCACGAGGGGGTGCAATGCTTCGTGCTGGGCCGCACGCTGTATTTCGGGGCATTCGGCAGCGCGGTATCGAATCAACCATACCTGGTCCAGTACGACCCGCCGACGACGGAAAGACCCTACCCGACGTCCAATGCGACGAGCCTCGAGTTCGAACACGACCTCACGCTCGCGCAGGACGTGTCGGTGCGGGTGCGGAGTTATCACGGCGCGAAAAACGCCGTCTACACGTCCGTCGCCACTGCCAGCAAGACCGCGAAACGCGTTGAGCGCGATGCTGAGCTCGCGCAGACGCTGCAGCAGTACGACTTCACGTTCACCGGGCTGACGCAGGCGCAGTGCGATGCGAAGGCGCAGCAGTTGCTCGACCAGATCAGCAAGCACGAACTGAAGATGTCGGCGACGCTACCCGGCGACACGATCATCTATCCGTGGACGCCGGTCATCGTGCAAGGAACCGGAACCCCGTTCGATACGACCTATGAAGCGGCGCGCATCCGGCGCAGGTTTCAGGTCGATCCGCCGCGGTTTGAGGTATCGGTCCACGGCAAGACGGTAACGGATGCGCAGACGGTGACGCTCTCATGATCGAACACATCAAGCGTGTCGTGTCCGAGTTCATGGGCAACTTCAGTTTCACGAAGTACGGCCAGATCAGCGCGTACAACCCGAACGACTACACGGTCAAGGTGCTGATTCTGCCGAATCTCACCGACGAGACGGGCTTCATTCCGCTCGCGGCCCCTTGGGTCGGCAACAACTTCGGTGCGGTGTTCGGGCCTGGTATCGGCGATTCCGTGCGGCTCGATTTCATGGATGGCCGGGTCGAGGCGACTGTCGTAGGTGGACGCTTCTTCAACAATTCAGCGCGCCCCCCGGTCGTCCAATCGGGGCAAGCGGCGATCGTCGACAGTAAGGGTTCCTACGTCAAGCTGAACAACGACGGAACCATGACTTTCAACGCGGCCACCGGGATGAATTTCTCGGCCCAGACGATCGTGATGCAGGCCACCCAAACGATCGGTCTGACCGCGGGCACGGAAGCCACCGTGTCTGCGCCCGCGATCGAACTGGACGGTCAGGTCACGCAGGGAACCGGCCCGCAGGGCGGCAACGCGACCCTCAACGGCCCTGTCACGGTCAACAACGACCTGACAGCGCAGGGCAAGAGCGTGCACAACCACACCCACCTCGAACACGGCGCCGGCAGTCAGACCAGCCCGCCGACCTGAGAGTAGACGATGCCCGATGAATTTCACTGGTGGGGCCAAGACACACAGTTCTCGGCCTCAGGGGACGATTTGCTTGCCACCGGCGTGACGGAACTGAACCAGCGTATTGTGCGCGCGCTGCTGACGCCACCAGGTACATACATCTGGCATCCGACCTACGGCGCTGGCCTCGGCCGCTTCGTCGGCCATGCGTTGTCGGTCGAAGAGTTCGCGCTGATCAAGTCGCTGATCAACAGCGTCCTGGCGCTTGAGGCCGATGTGCAGAAGCAGCCCCCTCCGACCTTCACCTACCAGAACGACGCGACCGGCCTCCTCAGCGTGGCGATCAACTATATCTACGCGCCCACCGGCGTTCCGCAGACCCTGAACTTCAACGTCCCGGCATATGGCTCTTAACCAGCAAAGCTTCACGACAATCGTCCAGCAGCAGGTCGCGGCGATCCAGTCGGCGGTGGCGGCCATTCCCAGTGCTATCGCGGTCTTTCTGACATTCGTTGTGGGCTCGCTTGAGTTGGCCCGCGTCGAGGCGACGGCTGGCGTGGCGATGTGGCTGCAGTCGCTGATCATGACGCTGCTCAACGTGACGCGCCTGTCGACGTCGGAAGGCGAGGACGTCGACACGTTCATCGCCGATTTCGGGTGTCCGCCGCGCGAGCAGGCAGTCGGCTCGATCGGACAAGTGCTGTTCTCACGCTTTACGCCGACTAACGCGACGACGATTCCGGCTGGCACGCCCTCGATCAGTTCCACGGGCGTTGTAACGTATTCGGGCGGCGCGATGGCGCAAACCGCCGACGGGACGCAGCCGTTTCAGGTCATCCCGGACCCGACGCAGACCTACTTCAACGTCGCGGCGAACGCCTACATAATTCCGGCCGGCGTCACGAGTGGACAGGCGACGGTCCAGGCGACGAACACCGGTGTGCAGACCAACGTCGCGGCGGGATCGATCACGACCATCTCGACTGCCATCGTTGGCGTCGACACGGTGACGAATCCAAATTCGTTCGCGAATGGCGTCAACCAAGAGACCGATGAAGCCGTGATGACGCGCTTCGCAGCCTATATCCAAGGTCTGCGCGCAGCGATCTACTCGGCGGTCGTCTCGGCAATCGAAGGCCTGCAGCAGGGCATCCAGTTCGAGATCGTCGAGAACCAGACGTTGGGTGGCGCCACGCAGATGGGCTTCTTCTACGTCGTGATCTCGCCTTTCACGACGCAGTTGCACGATACGGTGTACGCCGCGATCAATGCCATTCGTGGGCTGTCGATCACATTCGCCGTTTATGCGGCCACGGATCTCACGGCGAACATTGCCGCGAGTGTGACGGCCGCCGCTGGCTTCACACAGCCGAATGTCGAAGCTGCGGTGACGACGGCAATCGAAAACTTCATTGCGGCGGTCCCGCTGGGCGGCACGCTGTCCTGGTCGCAACTGTATGCGGTGATCTGGGGTGTGTCCGGTGTCACGCTGCCCGTCACCGGCCTGACCATCAACGGTGGTACGTCTGACCTGGTGGCATCTGCCCAGCAGCAGATTATCGCGGGCACGGTGAGCATCACATGAAGGGTGATATCGCTGATATTTTCGCGCGGCTGAAGGCGCAGATCCCGAAGTCGTGGTTCCAGTCCTCGCCGAACTTCGACGCGACGCTGCAGGGGCCGGCGTGGGCTCTCTCGACGATCTATGCGCAGATCACTTACGCGACGCTTCAGACGCGCATCGCAACGGCGACTGACGGTTACCTTGACCTGATCTCGAATGACTTCTTCGGCACGACGCTGCCGCGACTGCCGAACGAGCAGGACGGTCCTTTCCGCGCCCGCATCCTTGCGAATCTGTTCGTGAAGGGGCCGACGCGGGCCAACATGTCGGCGGTGCTGACGCTCATCACAGGTCGAGTGCCGGACATCTTCGAGCCGAGCAATACGACGGACTCAGGCGGCTGGGATGGGGGCTTCTACTGGGATACCGGTGTCGGCAAATGGGGCGCTCCCATGCCCTACCAGAGCTTCGTCACGGCCTACCGGCCCATCACCAACGCGCAATCGCTCGGCGAACTGGATTCGTGGCGCTGGTCATGGGACTCGTACGGAGCATGGTCCGAGACACCGCTTACTGCCATCACGGACGCCGCGATCATCGCCGCGGTCGAATCGACGCGGATGACAGGAACGGTTGTATGGATGCGCATCGAAGACAACCCAGTCACGCCCTAGGCAGTACGGGCGAACTCGCCGTGATGTTCGGCAGCAGCTTTGCAGTACGCCGCGTGCGCGCCTTCGGGAGTGTAGAAATAACCGAGCGATTTGACCTTCCCGTTCACTCGGATGCGGGCGCCCCATAGGCCACTCGATTTATGCAGCACGATCCCTTTAAGACCGCTACTGCTATTCGATTTGACTGGCGTGTTTTGCATGTTCTGCGCGCGGGTACAGACACGTAGGTTGAGCTTCTGGTTATTCAGGCCGTTCAGATCGCGGTGATCGCAATCGATTCTCCGGTCGGTGATGCCCTTGATATAGCGGTGCATCTTGATCGTTGTCTTTTTCCCGTCAGCAGTCCGGATCGATGTCGCGGCGTACCAGCGGCGTCCGTCGCCTGACTTCTCTGCATACCACTTGTGCTTTGAGACGAGTTCGAAATCCTCGTCATCGATAAGCGCGGATTTGCCCTGCGTGAGCGGTATTTCGATCATTTCCGAATTCCTCACTGAATCGCCGAAAGCCAAATTATAGAAGTTCTAAGGAAATTTAGAATGGACAGACCAATTGTTTACACGTCTGAACAGGGCCGCAGCGTCGACTTCCTGTTCGCGCAACGCGCAACGATGATCGGCCTAGCGAAGCTTTCGCAGGCCGCATTCGGTGGTAACACCGTCGTGCGCGGGCTTCCAGTCACGCCGAATTCCCCTGCCGCGCTGAATGTGCTTGTCGGGATCGGCGAAATCTACAGCATGACGGCCGTCGATGCGACGACTTGGGGCTCTCTGCCGGCTGACACGACCGACATGATCCTGAAGCAGGGCCTCAACATGGCGGCCCAGACGATCTCAACGCCTGCGCCGACAACGAGCGGCTTCAGCATCGCTTACCTGATCGAAGCGCAGTATCAGGATCAGGACACGACGACGGCCGTGCTGCCGTTCTTCAACAGCGCGAATCCTCAGATCCCGTTGAACGGCCAGGGCGGTTCGGGCGCCCCGCTGCCCACTGAACGTCAGGGCGTCTGCGTCATTCAGGCCAAAGCCGGTACCGCCGCGACCACTGGCACCCAAGTCACGCCGACGGTCGACAGCGGCTGGACTGCGCTTGCCGTCGTGACGGTTGCGAATGGCCAGAGCACCGTCACGTCCGGCAACATCTCGGTGCCGGCCGGCGTGCCGCAGGTCACGAGTCTGCTGCAGATGATGCAGACGGGCTCCCCTGGCTACGCAGTCGATACGAGCACGACGGCGAACCAGATTGCGCTCTCGCTTACGCCGGCTCTCACTGCCTACACCGATGGGCAGGAAATCACGTTCAAGGCCGCAAACAACAACACCGGTCCATGCACGATCAACGCCGGCGGAGGATCGGTCAATCTCGTAGGAGTGGCCGGAGCACTGCAGGGCGGTGAGATCGTCGCCGGCTCACAGTACACCGCGCTCTATAGTGCAAGCCTCGGCGAGCTGGTGCTGAATAGCCAGACCGGCGGCGCGGAACAGATCAATCCGGCCACGAAGCCGCTGCATGCCATGCAGCTTGGGCAGGCGACGGGGCGTTTGATTAATGTCCAAACCTTCGCTGCGTCTGGTACGTACACGCCAACAGCAGGCATGACGTCGGTCGTGATCAAAGTGCAGGGTGGTGGCGGCGCTGGCGCTGGCATAACCATACCATCCTCAGGCAATGCGAGCCTAGGATCTCCCGGCGGTTCTGGTGCTTATGGCGAGGGAAGGTTTTTGGCTGCGGCTATCGGGGCAAGCCAGGCCGTAACAATTGGAGCCGCGGGGATCGCAGCCGCCGGGAGCGCCGGTGGAAATGGCGGAACGTCATCGGTTGGAACTTTGATCTCTGCGCCTGGAGGTGTGGGCGGAAGCATGCTAAACAATACGGTGCCACCCAATGTCAACAGTAACGGCTCGGCAAGCAGCGCGCCAGTTGGGGCAAACATCTTCGCGTGCGTCGGGGGTAGCCAGGGATACTCCTTGGCGCAGAGTGCTACTTTTATGTACGGAGGAGCCGGAAGCTCTAGTTTGTTAGGACCAGCGACAGGCATTGTGCCGCTTAATACGGGAGGAACATCCGCAAGCAATCTAGGGTGCGGCGGGTCTGGAACCGCTGGCGGCTCAGGAAGCGGCGTACTCGCTGGCGGCTTCGGGTCCAAGGGCTATGTGGAAATTTGGGAGTATTCGTAATGAAAACCTACGCGCGTATTGACAAAGGAATCGTCATGGAGATATTTTCCACAGATGCCGATATCGCCACACTGTTTCATCCGGAACTTGTATGGGTGGACGTCACAAGTGTAGCGCCCCAACCCAATGACAACTGGGGGGCTACCGAGTCAGATGGTCAGTGGGTGTTCGTGGCGCCGCCACCCGATGAGGTGGTTTAGCTCGGCGGGTGGCGGCGTTTGGAATTAAAACACCCAATCGAAAATGACAGCAAGGATGCCGGAAGCGGCGGCGATCAGAAAAAGCAAGATGACCGCTGAAACCCCAATAAATGACAGCATGAACTTTGTGTTCTGCATCGGATTCTCCTGAATACTCTAACGCGTATTCTACTCTTCACCAGAAGCTATGCCGGTAAGTGACCATCAGCGTGCTGGTGTGCTTGATGAGGCCTGGATTGGGGTTCCACTTTTCCTTGTCACTGTAGTACCGGTACGACAGGCTTATATCCTTATAGCCGATTGATGCACCCGCCACGTAGCCGATCTGAACCTGTGGCGCGTGGTCCAGTTGTTTCATCGACCCATCCGGGTTCGTGATTGACACGTTCCACGTTCCCCGGAAGATGAATGGGCCACCTTCGATGCCAAACCGGACGTCGTGCCACGTGTAATTCGGCTCGAGCGTGAGAGCGATGCCGAGCGTGCGGCCCGATCCAGAAAGCGATGAGACCGGAGCCGGAAAGTGAAGCACCTTGTGGGTATTCGCGTCATAGTCAAAGTCGTAGACTGCCTGGCTGCTGGATGAGACTTCGCCAAGGTCGACAAAATCGACGTGGTAGGCGAGATGGCTCAGGGGTTGGCCGGTGATGCCGACCATCCATGCGGGCGTGGTCAGCGTCTCCTTGTGAGGCATCGCGTACTGGATCCAGACATTGTCGCCAGAATCGGCGGACTTTGCCACGCCGATACCGGCTTCGAACTGGAACCATGATTCGGCATGCGCGCTTGTTGCGGCGCAACCTATGGTGATGGCGACTGCTGCGCGCCAGCGGCGACCGCGGCCAGCAACGTTTCTTGTTGTGCGTTTCATGACTTCCCCCCGATGATCGTTTTGACAAGCGGTGCAATGACTGCCTGCGCCTGCTTCGCCTCCAGGCCATCCAGATACGCGTCCGGAATCTCGCAGTTCGTCATATGCGACTGCCAGTTGGCGAGGCCCTGGACATAGCTGTAGATCGGGATCACCGGCACGTTCAGTTGCTGGCCGACTGAATCAATGGCTGAGACGTACTCTGGCTGAAGCGGATCGGATCCATCACAGACCGGCGACGGCTCTTGCAAAACAGGCTGAATGCCATTGGCCTGCGCATCCTCAACCCACGTGATGAGATCGGCCTGATATTCCTCAACCGTTTCGCCGCCGAGGAAATCATTGATCGAGTGCGCCTCGACCGCGATCCTGGCGCCCGATGAGATCATTCGGGCGCGTTCGCCTTGGCCCATGCCATCCATACCGGCCAGTTCGTTTTGCAACGATGACGACGTTCCGCCTGACGAAGTATTGGCGACCGTCACGCCAGAATCATTGAACTCAGATTGGAGCAATGGCTGAAGCGCCGCCGGCTCAGTTGGCGAAGTCATCGTCACCATACCGAACTGGTTGATGACGTCGCCGAAGACCTGATCGTCGCCAAAAAAGACGACCCCCGCCACCGGTGTCGAAGCCGGCACAGGTGCGCCGGCAGGCATTGAAGCAGGCTCGGGACTCGAAGCCGCCACCGGGGTGGATGCTGCTGGTGATGCTGTATTCGAATCAGATGCCGCTACTGGCGCACTAGCCGGGACGGCAGCAGGAAGGATGGCTTTGGCTACAGGTGCGGGGTCTTTGCTTGAGGCGCCGCCGCAAGCCGCTACACAGACGCTCAGTCCTGCGATGACCCCGAGTCGCCAGCGGTATCCGACAGATCGATAGTCGCGCCGGCCTGCCGCATGCGCGCGAGGATTCGCTCGATAGCATCGGCGCTCAATTCGAGTCGTGCCATCGCGAAGAACAACATGTGTGCGCCGATCTCGCGCTTGTTCTTGGGCAGATCCGACTTGGACGTATATCGCCGAAATGCCCTGTTTCCGGCCACACCGAACAGTTCGGCCATCTGGGTGCCGTCTAGGCCCAGCTCCTTTTTCAGGCGCTCCACGTCGTCCGGCGTCGGTGGGGTGTATTGCATGACGGGAAATTCCCAGTGCGCGAAAAAGCGCACGAAAGCTTGCTTTCATGATCGTCCTCTCGGGATATCGGACCGCGCGGTAAGCGAGGTGCCAGTACGTACATACTAGGTCCAATGGACCTATCAGTCAAGCGACAAATAACGACCACTAGCCGCCTTCGGGCGGTTTTTTTATGCCTGGACCGAATGGACGCCCACACGATGAACGTCACCAACGTCGAACTCCAGTCGCAGATCACCCGACTTGACCAGAAGGTGGACGAGCGGCATGAAGCGAACTCAAAGGTTCTGGACGATATCGGCAAGAAGATGGACACGCTGATCGAACTGAACGTGGGCCAGAGGCTGCAGGCCCAGTTGATTGGCCAACTTGGCGAGACGACAAAGAAACACGATGCCTACTTCGAGGAGTCGTTCAAGCGGCTAGCGAAGGTTGAATCGACTACCAACGCACACGGATGGGCTTGGAAGATCGTCGGTGCGGTTCTGCTGACATCGATCGGTGGCGTCGGATGGATGCTCGTGCAGATGAAAGAGTTTTATTCCGAGTTCTACCAGTATCAGGACAAGGTGGACACCCTTCAATTCATAGTGCAGGGACGGCCCGCAGTGATGACGCCCCCCGTGCAGCCCACGACTGCTAAATAGGTCGCGCCATGACTCCTGCCAATCTTGCGCTGCTAGACGCCGAGCTGCGCCGCGACGAGGGCGTGCGCTACGTGCGCTATCTGGATACGAAGGGCAATCCCAGCACGGGTGTCGGGCACAACCTGATCACGAGCCCGCTGCCGGCCGGATGGTCCTACCCGCTCAATGACACGCAGGTTACCCAACTCCTCAACGGCGATCTCGCCGAGACCTTTCACGAACTCGACACGTATCTGTCGTGGTGGCACCAACTCGACGAAGTGCGCCAGCGCGTCATCGCGAACATGTGTTTCAACATTGGCATCGGCGATCTGCTCGGCTTCCATAACGCACTCGGCGCCACGCAGCGCGGCGCATACGCGATCGCGGCCGCCGCAATGAAGGCAAGCGACTGGTATGGCGAAGTCGGCGACCGCGCTGTGCGCCTGTGCCAAGCCATGGAGACTGGCGTTATGCCGGTTGCCGCCAACGTAGCCTGACTTCAAACCACCAGTTTGCGCGTTTGCGCAATTTCGCAATTCAGCCGCCTCCGGGCGGCCTTTTCGTTTCTGGAGCCGTAAATGACTCGTTGCAGCCACAGCGTGCCGCTCGAACACACGTGCGATCAGTGCATGACCGAGGGGCTGAAGATAGCCGGCGAACACCTCGTGAAGGTCACCGACGTCGAGCTGGAGTACTACCCGGATCACGCGGCGCCGCGCGGCGAATCCGCAACGTTCCGGCATACGAAGGCTGCGGGCCACAAGGCCGGATTGCGTTGCGCAATCAGCGGCCAGCCAGCGCCTGAATATCACCACCTGTTCTGCGAATGGGCCGATGCGGACGCCGTGGACTGGGTGATCGTCAAGGCGATCGCCGTGGGCGAGATCACCGAAATCCCAGTGCTAGATCCGATCACCGATCAGCCGACTGGCGAGACCTTCCCTGCCGAGGAATCGGGCATCTGGATGATCTGCAAGCTCACCGAGGCGCGCGGCTTTGACTGGCATGCCTTCGATCCGGCCGCGCCAGAGACCTTCGTCGATTCGCCGCAAAACATGCTGCCGCTCTCGGCGAAGTTCCATCGCTCGCCTACTCACGGCATCCATCACCGGTCGTTCCCGACCTTCGTGTTTCAGGGCTATCCGCGCAAGGCCGGGTTCGTGTTCTCGCCCGACGAGATCGCGCAATGAACGACTCGATTGATTTTCTAATCGACCAAGGTGCCGACTGGAATTACGTCGCCTTCGATCAGAACGACCCGGTCAATCCGGCCAACCCTACCAACCCAGCGAACGCCGTCGACCTGGCGGGTTGTTCGGCGGTCATGACGGCCGCTGCATATCTGGGTTCGCCGGACCACATCTTCCAGCTTTCGACGGCCGATGGATCGCTGGTCATCGATGCAGCGGCGGGATCGGTTGCATGGGACGTACCCGCGTCGATCACGTCCACCTTTACTGCGGATGGCCCCCTCGCTCCACCGCAGTCTGGCATCACCGGTTTCCTGATGGGCTACTACACGATGAAGGTCACGAACTCCGCTGGCGCGGTCGTGCGCGAGTTCAGCGGAAAACTCTATCTCAACCTAGACGTCTGAGGCGCGCATGACAATTGTTATTGGCATTCCTGGTGTTCAGGGTCCCCCCGGAGAAACCGGATCCCCTGGAGAGGCTGGCACCAACGGCACCAACGGAACAAATGGCACGAACGGCGCCCAAGGTGCCCAAGGCGTCCCCGGCGCCAACGCCAAATGGCAAACCGGCCAGAGCTATACCGGCCTGGTCGCCACCCGCGCCAAGGTGCCCACCAACGGCGGCTTCTCGCAAAATACCGCACACATGGCGCGGACCATCCACGTTGCGCGCACGAATATCACCCAGATCGGCGCGGCGTTCGCGAACTGGTATTGCAACGGTACGGCTGAAGTAGCCGCGGGCGCAGCTTGCACGATCACGGCCAGCGTTGAATATCCACTCGGTGGTGCAATCACGCGACTGACGTTTGGCGGTAGCAATAGCGGTACCGCGTATGACTTCTCGACGCTCGCGAGCGATCTGGTTACCCTCGCCATTCCGGCCGGCGCCCAGTTCGCTATCCGCGAGTTTCGGCAATGTGCGACAAACGGGTCTGTGTGCTTCACGGGCTTTACCGGCGACAGTTCGATTGGCCCTGACGTGACGGCTGGCGACTGCTTTGTGTACACCAGCGCCACCGACCTGACCGGCGCGACTGGCTCGTTCACCAGCACCGACTCGTCATCGTATGCGCCGCCGATTGCAGTCTTCGGCCCGACGACAGTCCCCTCATATGCACTGTTCGGCGACAGTCGCGTGGAAGGTTATCAGGACACGCCGAACGGCAATCTGTACGTTGGCGAACTGGCTCGCTCAGTCGGTCCGGTGCGCGCGTTCACCAACCTTGCCAAGTTTGGCGAGACTCTGGCTGCGGTAGTGGGGACTGGCTTTACCCAACGTGCCGCAGTTGCAGCGAAGTACTGCACGCACATCATCTGCAACTATGGTGTGAACGACCTATTTACTGGAGCGTCGGCTCCAACGGTCCTCAAGAACCTCGCGGCACTTCGTCAGCAGTTCCCCGCCCAGTATTTCTATCAGACAACGATCGATCCCGAAACGACTAGCACGGATAGCTGGGCGACCACGACTAATCAGACCTTGGTGAGCTCGGCAGACGAGACGCAGCGGCAGCGGGTCAACAACACCCTGCGCTCCAAAATCGTCTGCTTCGATGGCGTGTTCGATACCTCATCAGTCATGGAAACCGGCATCAACACCGGTATCTGGAAAGCGCCGGGATACACGATCGACGGCGTGCACGGAACGGCATTGTCGTACGGAGATATCGCCAGTTCCGGTGTGATCGCGGTCCAGTAACCCCTTTCCAGCATCCGCTCGCGCCCGCTATATGCGGGCTTTTTCATTTGGAGATATCGATGGACGAACTCATCAAACCCGTCTCGGTCGGCCTGCTGTTCGTGTTTCTGGCTGCCTGCGACTTCCTGAAGATCAACGACCCGATGCTGCGCGACGCGGCGTTCGGAATGATCGGAACCATCACCACCTGGCACGGCATGAAGAGCCTGCCGATCAGCTTCGGCAAGCCCGCTGCACCGACTACGACTGTCACGGTGTCGGCCAACGTGCCTGTCCCTGCTACACCCGTCAACGCTCAGCAGTAATCCCCCGCCGCGCCCGCGGCACACTCCCAAGGAACCACCATGAAGAAGCTTTTTGCCGCTCTTGCGGTAGGTATCGCCGCGTGCCTCGCGATGGCCGGTTGCGCATCGATGACGCCTGCTACCGTAGCTGCAACGCTGTGTACGCCGGTCGAAAGTGCTGTGAGCACGATCAAGATCACTGCCGCGACCGATCCCACCAATCCGACGCTGGCCGCTGCTTCGGCTGCTCTTACCAAGATCCAGCCGACCATCACGGCCGCGTGTTCGGCAGCATCGCTCGTTACCTCGGATAACGTCCAGACGCTCATCACCGTCGGGTTGCCCGCGATCGGCACGATCCTCGGTACGCTGCCGTTGCCTCCGGCGACTCTCACGACGATCGAGACGGATTTCACGCTGGCGGAACAGGCGGTCGATCTCGTGGATGTCGTGGTCGCCAATGTGAAGGCTGCGCAGGCTGTTACTGCAGTCATGACGCCAGCTACGCCGCTTTCGGCTGCGGTGTTCAAGTGAGCAAGCCGATCCGCGTAGCACTCAGCGGGTCGGGCACGAAGGCTCCTGCTCACGTGGGAGCCTTACAAGCCTGTATCGACGCGGGCTTCACAATCAAGGAACTGTGCGGCACGTCCGGCGGCGCGCTGGTGGCCGCGTTGTTCGCGTGTGGCATGTCGATGCCTGACCTGCACAGCCTTGCGATGACGATGTCATGGGCACCGCTCATGTCGGGCTCGCTCCTGTCGATCATCACTGGCAAAGGCTACAGCTCGGGCGATGCGCTCCTGAAGTTCATGACCGAGAAGACCGGCGGCAAGATTTTCGCCGATCTCGACATCGATCTGACCATCGTCTCGTCGGACATCTCGAATGAGGTGCCGTACCTGTTCAGCAACAAGCTGACTCCCGGCATGCCTGTCGCTGTCGCTGGCCGCGCCTCGGCGTCGATCCCGATCTTTTTCGAGCCGGTTCTTGTTGGCAGCGCAGTGTTGGTTGATGGCGGCCTCGTGTCGAATTGTCCGGTCGACGAATTGACGGTGGACGACGCACCGCGGATCGGGATTGATCTCGCCGGTAAAAACTCGCCGCTGAAGCCTGGGCAGTATGGCCTGACAAAGCTGGCACCTCACCTGATCGATCTGATGATCCAATCGACCGAGGATGCGCACATCATGATCGGCAAGATGAAGGGCGCCGTGATCGCACAGGTGCCGTGCGGCTACGCGAGTCCGCTGGACCGAAACATGGTCTTCGCCACCCGCGCGCGGCTGTACGCCGATGGCTATGCCTCCACTGCGGCAGCCCTCAAAACCCTTTCCGTACCGGTGACCGCATGATCGACCATTCATCAATGCGGCTCGGCCGCAAGCCTGCGAAACACGATCCGCGCGTACCGCACATCTCAAAGCACATGATGATGGTGCAGCCGAAACCCGCGTGCGACTGGGCGGCGGCCGTCAAGTCATTCCCGATGCTCGCGAACGACA